ATTCCTTTTCGTATCTTATCAACCTTATCAAGTTCGTCTCCAAAGTTTATTAACATTATTCTTTCTGTAGTTTATAACTCAAAGTGCTGATTATTAGTAACCATTCTTCGACCTTTTTCATTTATAATTGCAACCATATTTTTAAATGGAGTACAGGTTAGTTTATATTTTTTATCTTTTATTAAATGTTTACTTGTACTTGTGCCTAAGTATTTTATATAATCACCTCTTTTATATTGATCTAATATTTTTCTATAATATAATTTTTTTTCTGTTTGCAAACTTTCTAATTCAAATTTTAAATGATGTATTGCTTTTTCTAAACATCTATTAGGTGTTTTATGTTTTCTATATGCTCTAAGTATATAGGTACAAGCAGTTCCTAAATTATAATTGAGTTCAAAGTTTTCTACAACCTCTCTAGCTGTATAACCATTATGACCATTATAATATTCAGGTGTCTTGATTTTAGAATGGTAGGTCATTCGCTAATTGTTTATCATCTTTAGGTACAGGGTAACTTTCTCTGTCTTGGTTTTGATCTTGTAGAGTAACCTCATTGTTGTATTGTATTTTCCATCCTTGTATTGAGTTAAAGTATTTTACTTGACCTTTGTCATTTGTCCACTCTCTACCCCTAAGATTTATAAAGACCTTAATATCATCCCCTGTCTTAAAAGTATCAAGTAAACTACATTTATCTTTAACAAACTCCACTAATATATTTTGTGGGTATTGGTCTTTTGTTATTACTACTAGCTCTCTTTTTGTAAAGCCTTTTGCACCAAATTCTTGTGTTTGTCCTATTTGTTTTATTGTTCCTGTTATTTCCATTATAATTGATTTTTAATTTGTTTGTGTTTTTTGTATAATTCTAAAGCTCCATCGTGTATTTCTTGTAGAGATAGATTTCTTCCTTGATTCATAAGAACAAAGTCTCGTCTTGCAGATTGGAAAAAAATATTATTATCCTTAAATTCTGTTGGACTAATATACTCCTTGCTTTCTTTTTTTTCAAAGTTATTGTACATAGGTTGATTAGTGTTTCGATTTATTACTTTACCATATATCTTGATTTTCTTTTTATAAGAATCGTATTTGTATTCTAATATATCTCCAACTTGATATTGTGTTATATCGTTTTTTGTGTTTTGATTGTGTTGGTTTAAGTAATATTTTATGTTTTGTAATCCGTCAATGTCAATATTGTATATTTTATTTTTACTCCCTCCTATAGAATTTTCTTCTACAAATTTCACAGAATTTAATTTGCCTGTTTTATTTGGGAGATTTTCCCATTGGTCTTTTGTATTCATTGTTTTATTTTAAATGTTCTTGTAATTGTCTATCGTTAGTGATTTTGTTTTTATTCATAACTAATCTGACTTTTATTTCTAAGTCTTTATTTTCACTTTTAAGTTCATTGTATAACTTAATTAAAGTATTTACTTTCTTGCCTAAAAGTTTTATTCTATTGTTTAGTTCGTCTATATTAGGAGATACTTTCATACTTTTTATTATTTAATTTTATGATAGTATCTACTTCTTTTGTATCAATTATACATTCTATGTGTTGTATCATTGTCTGTTTGCTTATGCTACCTTGCGAGAAAAGTTCCAAACAAGTATTTAATAATCTTAATTCTGATTTATTCATAATGTTTTGTTTTGCTGTACAAGTTAATGAAAATTGTTAATAATACAAAAAAAAAGGGAGAAAATTAATTCTCCCCTTATAAAAACAAAACACTTACCGAAGTTGGTAAGAACTCACAAATGTAATCTTTTATTCTCTTTTTCTAAAAGGTTTTTGTATTTTTCTACAAGCTCTGCAAGATCACTCATAGAATACTTTACTGTTTTCTTAGATAGATTGTAGAGATGTTTAGGGAGGTTAGGTTTCTTTTTTTCTAATGCTAGGCTATATTCATATTGTTTTCCGTACCTATATCTATTGTCAAATCTTGATTGTGGCCATACATTGTCCTCGTGCCACCTAGTACTCATTTGTTTTCGAGATATAAAATGACCTGCATCAACCTCGCTGTAGTGATATTTTTTTTTGGATGTTATGCAAGTAACAAAGCCTTTTTTGTCTGCATTTTTTTTTCGTATGTATTCTGAGAATATTCTGTCTAGTTTGTTTATGAGACCTTTACGAGATATTTTTTTTGGCATATACAAATATATTCAAATACAAAAGAAAAGAAAGAAAAAGAGTAAAAAGAAAGAAAAGAAAAAGCTCCCTAGAAAAACAAAATATCTAAGTACCTGATCCAACTGCCGTCCATCTTTATTAGGTTGCAGAAGTTTTGCTATAAGCAAAGGCAAATATATAATTATTTTTTTATCTACCTTGACCTCTATATCTTTTTTTGTAGTTCTTGCTTTGTTTTACTTTACTCATTTTAGTTTTTGAGTGTACTCCTTTTCGCTTTCTGCTTTTAGATTTGTATATATTGACCTTTACTTTACGAGCCATCTCTTGTTATATAATATAAAAGACTACCAGCTAAATATGCTAGTGCAAAAAACAAAATAATATGATACAAGTTTATATGAGCTTCACCACAAATTCCTAATAAATGTTCTAAAGTTTCCATAGTCATTTTTTTATCTTTTCAAAGCTACGCCCACCAAAATATGCACCTAAAGAGATTGATAAACTCGTTGTAAGCAATGCTTGATTGCTTTGACTTATTTCAAAATCTATCCATCCTGCATCTATAAAAACCATAAGAACACTTGATACTACTAAAAATATTAAAACCATAGGTCTTACATTTCTGCTTAACCAACTGTCGCTTTTTGAATCTGCAACCCATCTTGTACTTATTTCTTGCATCTCTTTAGTTTGTTGTTCAAACAGCATTTGTTGTAGTCTAATTTTATCTTGTGTAGGTATCTTAGCTTTACCTATCTCTGCTATTGCTTCTTTTGGTGATGTAACACCTTTTAAAACATTACCAAGTGTAGGGTTTACTATACCTGCAGCTCCTAATAGTAGCTTACCTACTGTACTGTCTGCAAATTTTTTTTTTGGTTTACTCATTGCTAATTAATTTATATTCTTCTTTTGCATTATAAGACGGACACTCTTTTTTGTCAGTAAAATCTTTATGGCCATATACTATAGCTTGTGGGTGTTCTTCTTTCAAATCAACTAAAAGATTGTGTAGAGTTTCTATTTGTTCAGGTGTTCTTGTATCTTTCCAGTCTTTCATATTTTTATCCATACCTCCAATATAACATACACCTATGCTATCTCTATTATGACCTGCACAATGAGCTCCTATTTTTTCTACAGGCCTACCCTCTTGTAAAGTTCCATCTAGCTTTATTACATAGTGGTAACCACAGTCAGACCAACCATTACCTTTGACGTGCCATTCTCTAATATCCTCTACATCAAAATCTTTAAACTCAGGTGTAGCTGAACAATGTACTATGAGTTTGTTTATTTTTCTCATCAGTTTGTAGCTAACCTTGTGTATTTAGTTTTTTCTATAACACCTTGTATTTCTTCAACAGGTACTTTAATAGATAGTGAAATACCTGCATCCCATCTACCAACTAAATTTCTACCTCTATATAAAAATATAACAGGTACAGATTTAATTTGAGATTTAATAGATGCTTTTTGTTCTTCTAGTAAAGCTCTAACAATTTTAGCACCTTGTATTTTATTAAGGTCTTTATAATCGTTTCTGTAATTCCAAGAACTGTTTATATGTAAAACTGTGTATTCTTGTGAACTACCTATTGCATATACAAATAACGCAATGAGGACAAATATCTTTTTCATTTTTGTATAATTTCATATAATTTCTCATCTATTTTATCTAGTTTTTCAGAGTTCTCTTGTACTTGCTCTGCTGTATTTTCAATAGTTTCTCTTATTAACTGATCTTTCAGGTCATATTCTGTCCTTGTAAGCTCAGGTTTAGGCAACTCTTTTGCTAACTCTATTTCTGCTGTCAATGTAAAATATAGTCCAGCAAGAGATATTGCACCTGCTAAAATTAATCCTATTGTTTTTAAGTCAAGTTTTACTTGAGTTTCTTCGTTAATTACTTTGCTCATTATTCTCTATTTCTTGAATAGAGCCATCTTCTAAATTAATATTGACCTTGCCATATTTATCCTCTAACTTTTGCATATTTTTATTAAAGTCATTTTGAGTTTCGATGTTATCTTTAACAAGATTATTCATCTCTGCTTTTAAGATTTCTCTTTGCTCATACTTTTGACCTATTGCAATATAGTTCTTGGTTTTGCTATCAAATAATTCTTTGATATACTCTAATTCTGATTGTTCTAATTTTTTACTCATAATTTTATATTTTATTCAAATATAGTAAATTACCAACTAGGTCGTAATACAATGTCAGTTGGATTTTCTAATTTATCAATTTGACCTGAAAGATTTGTTTTCATAGAATCTACATCTAATCCAGCTTCTAGCCATTTTGTAACATCAGATTTTTTCAATTCATCATATTCAATAAAATTATCTTTGTCATATACAACACCATAAGTACCTATCATACTAACAGATATATCTCCTTTATCAGCATAATAACCCCAATGAACATTGTATATTACGTTGTCGTGATCTTCCTCTTTTAATTTTGCATCAAGAGCATTTATCACCCATTTGTAACTTATTTTTGTTTTTGCCATAATTATTTACTTTTTAAAATTTCTATTTCTTTTTTAAGTTCTTGTATTGATTGCACTAAATAAGGAATTACACCCTCATAATTTAGCGACAAGTCGCCATCTACATTTGCATTTACTAAATTAGGTAAAACCTTTTGCACTTCTTGTGCTATAAATCCTGCATCTTCTTTTTTACCTATTTTGTGTGCTTCTGATTTATCGTTCCAGTCAAACTCAACAGGATTTAATTTTTGTATTTTGTCAAGACCATTAGATATTGTTTTAATGTTTTCTTTATATTTTTTGTCAGATGGACTTCCGTTTTGTGTTAATGACCCTGCAATAACTAAAGACCCTGTTCCAATACCAAAAGCGTGTCTTGTGTGAATGCCACCTGAGCCATCGTAATCTCTAATAGCAAGAAAATCACCTGACTCTCCCTGAAAATCAAAGAAAGCGTTTGCATTGTTAGTGTGTATTCGCATACCTCTATCTGATGAAGATGCACTTATAATATTGCCTAAATATATGTTTGAACTACCTCCACTACCTATTGTTACATCACCTGAAAAAGTTGACATTCCTGTTGCAACTTTTAATTCTGTAACTGCAGACGGTTGCAAGAAAATAGGTTTATTTTCTCCAGTGTTATAATCAGATTGAATTAGTAAAGCGTCTGCAGCTCTTATAAATGCACTAGCAGCATCATTTGTAAATGTTAATTGTTCGCCACTTATATTAATATCATCTCCAACAGTAATATCATTAGCAAAAGTTGCATTACCAGAACTATCTATTGTTAATTTATCGTCATTTGTTGTGCTTTTTGATATTGAAAATTTAGTTTGGTCGTTCCCACTTATACCTGCTTTCCAAGTAGCAGTCGATGTACTTCCTACTGCAAAAGTTACATTAGGTGCGTTACTTCCCCTTATATGTACACCCTTGTAATTTGAACTTTCATTAACTTCTAATGCAGAGAAAGGAGCAGGGTCATTTATTCCTATTTTTCCATCACTAGTTATAGTCAATTTTTCTGTCGTGGAAGAATTACCACCACCTGCGTTTGTTAAAAATCTCATAGTTGATGCTGTCGAAGCACTTGCATCTGTTTGTACAACTTGAATTTCCCCTAAATGACTATTTGTAATAGTTTCATCTCCAAATACAATGTTACAGAAATTACCATCTGAAAAATTAGTTCCTGTTGGACTTGTAGCAACCCTTAATGTAGCAGTTTCACTTCCATACGCTTTGGTTGCTGTAATTTTTGTAGTACCTGTCTCTATAATGTTGAATAGGTTGTTTGTGTTAGCATTTGTTGTATTGCTGTTTATTCTAAATGCTTCACCAGTTGAATTTGCGTCAGAATCTATGTTTATAGTTAATGAAGCTCTTGCATTTATTATTCCATCTGCATTACCGTTATCGTCTAAATCTAAAACACCATTTTGTGATATTAATTTGACGGCAGTTAAAGAACCCGAAAAAGTTGAATTATCACTAACTGTTAAGAATGTTTGACTTGTATGTCCAGATTCTTTAAACTTAAACTCTTTAGAGCCACTTGAGGGTGAATCAATAACAAAATCAATAAAATGACCCCCATTGCCATCACTATCTTGCTTATGTCTTATAGTTGCCACACCATCATCAACATCAATTTCTAATGCTTGTTGTGAACTTCTACCAACACTTAATCTTGGATTTTCAGTTGTTGAAGTATCATAAATTGTAACTGGGTCAGTAAACGAACCACCAACTGCTGAAATATCACCTGCAAAAGTTGCGTTAGCACCATTTAAAACCAAAGGTGTTGTATCTAATGTGCTACTAACAGAAGTCCTAAAATTAATCTCTTGACCTAATGTTGTATGGTCTATAAAAGCACCTCCTGAAGAATTGAATCTTAAGTTATTTTCAGCAAATCTTGAACCTGCACCTCCTACCTGAACTTCTCCACTTATATCTGCTGTTCCTGTTAGTGTGATACCATTTGCGTCAATAATCGCTATATCACCATTGTTTATTCTATGTTTTATTTGTTGTCCTGATGCTGCATTTAAAAATGTACCTCCAATATGATTTTGTAGTAAAGCGTAACTGCCTGTTCCGTTTTGGTCGATATGTGAAAAACCTGCGTGGTCAGAAAATCCTATGTTACCTATATGAGCTTTACCAAATTCAAAACTTGTGTCATTATCTACTGATGCACTTATAGAACCTGCAAAAGTTGAGTTTTGTGATGCGTCAAGTGTAAAACCAACTGCATTAGCTGTAAGTAATTTTAAAATATTACCAGTAACATTAATACCAACTCCGTTGTCAGTTGATGAATTATCTTGAATTGCTAAAAAAGCACCAGCATCAGTAGAAACTAATTTACCAACTCGGTCAAAAGGTGTAGTAACTCTAAATGTTTCTGTACCAACTGATTGTGTAATATTTAAACTACCATCTGACAATATAACATCACCACCGAAAGTTGCATTACCACTACCTGAAAATTGTAAATCTGTTGTTCCGTCTGTAACATTTGTTATTGTTAATCCTTGTGAACCTAATAATGACAAACTAAAAGAATCGTGTCCACTTCTTGTAAATAATATTCTATCACTTGCTGCATCTTGTGATATAATAAGTTCTTCGTTAAATGTAACATCTCCTGTAAAAGTACCACCACTTACAGGAACAAACGATCCTGCACCTGATAGTGTGCCACTTATTGTAAGATCTCCTAATTCAACAGGTTTGCTAAATATATTTTTTTCTGCGCCACCATCTATTCTAAAATATTCTGTTGTACCACCACTACCATTATCACTTCTAAAAATTATATCTTCGTCATCTGCATAATTAGTTATAAATAGACCACCAGTATAATTTTCTATATTACTATTGTTTGTAGTTCCATTATGATAAAATCTAAAATCGTGTCCATCACCTAAAACCAAGTGTGAATTATCAGGAAATACTGTAAATGGATTTGTACCACCTGAAACACCTTGTAATTCAAAATAAACTTGAGTACCGCCTGAGCCATTGTCTGATAAAAATTTTATGTCTTTGTCGTCTGCAGTATTTTCTATATATAAATCCCCTGTTTGATTTTTTATTACACTATCACCTCCGTTATGATATATTTGTAAATCATCAGATGTTCCAAATGTAGCAAAAACATTATCTATATGCCTTGTACTTTGCCAAAATTGAGTTTTCTTTAAACTACCGTCCAAAAACATATATGTAGTAACTCCTCCTGACCCATCATCACTTTTAAATATTATATCTTTATCATCAGAATCATTTCTAATTGTAAGATCGCCAGTTTGATTTCTTATTTCTGAATTTGTGCCATCGTGAAATATTTTTAAATCTTGGCCAGTACCTACTTGTAATTGTACATCATCAAATAATCTTACACTCTTTGAAAATATGTTAATTGCTGAACTACCATCAATTCTAAAATACTCATCAAGTCCACCTGACCCATCATCACATTGAAATTTAATGTCTGCATCATCTGTACGATTTGTAATAATTAGATCACCACCTTGATTATCTATATTTGAATTAGTCCCATCGTGATATATTTGTAGGTCTGAACTATTACCAAATAATGCTTTAACGCTATCGTTTAAGAAAATATCCTTTGAATATACTGTTTTTTCAAAACTACCATCAACTCTAAAATATTCTGCTATACCACCACTTCCATCATCAGATTGAAATACTATGTCTTTGTCGTCAGCATAATTTTGTATAAATAAATGAC